CTCTGCCGATCTCTCACGAAGGAACCTAAACTGATCTTGTGCGGACTCAGGAATGGCAAATGCGTCAAGGACCCCGCTGTGCCTCTGCACAAGCTCTCCGCCGAAGGGATCGAGCATGGCGTCTATCTGCGAACCGCCGTTCCGCAAAAGCCCCAACAGTCCTGACCGTTTCCAGTTCTCAAACTCGTTGCTTTCCATCATGGACGGGTCAAACTTCATCCCGTTGATGGTCTTCAGGAAGTCCAGGTATTCCTTTGCCATCCCGTTTAACTCAGCCTTGCTGATACGGGAATTGTCGACAATCGTCTCCCTGAGCTTCGTGAATGCGTTTTCGCCGGTGCCGCCCCTGCCAATCTCAGCCATCATCTCGCTGATGACTTTTTTCGTCTGAGCGATCCCGGAAGAGTCCATGTTGAACTCTTTGCCAAGGCTTCTCGCTATTGCATTGGCATCTTTCTGAATGTCCCTTGTAGCTTGCGCCGTAGCATATTTCAGCCTTTCGACCTTGTCGGCACCTGACACCTGAAAGTCAAGTTTGATGGTCTTGTCCTTCAAGTTGCTGAGATCCATGTGTGCCAGCTTGTCAAGGTTGCTGATGGTCTTGTCAAGGTTGGTGTTGGAAATGCGAGTGAGCGCACTCCCAAAATTACTCAGGAAACTTGTTGCTCCTGCAAGTCCCCTTGCCGCCGATGCCGCAGAGCCTAAAGCTGCGGACAAATCGCCCAATTGCCTTATGGCCGCAGAGGCATCAGAGCCTATCTTCAACTGTAATTCGTCTATCTGCTGTGGCATAGGCTTGTCTCCATACAAAAAACAGGCAAGACATCAATCTGTGCCCTGCCTGTCTTTGAAAAACTTTTGGTTGTACACTGTTGCCCAATCGGCGAACCGTGCAAAGTTGAGAGCATCGCTGTTCTGCTCCTTGGCCTTCTTCTGCGACTGCATGAATGGCTCTTTAGCATAACTGGCTTTGGACTTTCTGCCGTTCAACACCTTATCGACCGATGAGATAACGGCATCAGCCACATATGCCCCCATCTGCCACATCAAGGCATCCAGCCGCTCCATTCGGAGCTCGTCCATCTTGACGTATGGCTGTAGCTCGTTTGGTGTGGAGTCCCAAAAGTGAGACTCCGTAACACCAAGCATCATGAAGTATGGCAGTGTGAAGTTAAGGACCCTGTCCCGGAAACCGTTCCACGGAAGCTCTTCACTTACGCTTTCGTCTCCGTCTCCTCCGTCTCCGTTGCTGTCTCCGCTGCCTGAAAAAGAGCTGATAAAAAACCATTCTTCCTCAGTTCTTCCTGAAGGTCGGAGAACAGGGTGGCCGCAGACTGCGGATGATCTTCCGTAGCCTCGTCCTCATAGTCATCGAACCAGTCAATAAGCTGCTCGATGCGCTCCTTCTTCATCTCCTCGGACTGATAGCCGAATTCCTTGCTGTGGTATTTCTGAAGCCCTGCAAGCAGGAGCTCTGCCGTAGTCCGTGTTACAGTCTCCAGAACGGCCCTGGGGGTGTTCTCGGCTTCGGTCATAGCATTCGTGACCTTGTCAAGAATGTCACCCTCGCAGAGCTGTCTGTAGGTGTAGCGCACTTTGTACTCTTCGCCGTGGATCTTGAAAATATACATAATTGCCCTCCAACAAATTATGCGTTATGGGTCAGTTACTCAGGATGCTGCAATCGTGATCGCAGTGGTCGGATACACAGTGATGGTCATCTCGACCGCACCGTTGACTTCACCCTCGTTGACGTAGACATCGTACTGTCCCTGCCAGGTTGCCTTGCCCTGCTGGCTGCCGAAGTCAAGCTCAAAGTAGCCGTCAGTCATGGCGTTGGTCTTCAGAGCAGTGTAGGTCGCAACCAGATAGTTCGCCGTAAAGGTCATGCTATCTACCTGCATCACGCCGGGCCAATGTGTTCGCACGGAGTCGCTAATTCCGCACCGTCCTCTAAAGGACTGCTCCATGTTTCCATGGAAGTTCAGACTATATCACCATCTGATTTCTCAGATGCTCCCCATTTCCACTCGCTTGAGTGTACTCCCTTCCGGGATAGTCGTTGAACCTTCATCCTTTCGGATGCTTGGCTGCTGATTGTCCTATGGTTCGTGACTCCATAGGAGTTTCCAGCAATTAGAGGAGTTATTCAATACACATCGCTGTGTAAGGTCGCACTCATTTTACGAAGGTCTGCATCTCGTCTTCCATGTCGGTGACTTCGATCTGCTCTCTCTCGCCGCCAAGCTGAGGGAAGGTCTTGATCTTGCAGAGCTGAGACAGGGAAGCCTGCTCAGTACCGAATTTCAGTACAGTTCCGATGGTGCTAATAGCTTTTGCCGCCATTGCTCAACCTCCTAATTGTTGGTGGTCAGCGACAGTCTCGATCTTGACTGCCGGTGATATTCAGTTACTCATCATTTAGCAGGTAGCCTGTGTAATACATGGCATACCGTGTGATGTACCGATGAATGTTGTTGTTGCGAAATCTCTGCGCAAAGCCTGTCGTGTAAAAGCCCATGTCGAACATTACTGCCTTGCACTCATCTTCCATCCGCATGGCTTCGGACTCCTTCTTGGAGAAGCACTCCACCTGGATGTTGACGATGATGCCGTTCTCATTGTTCTCCATGTCTCTTGCCTGAAGCCAAGTGTAATTGGTCATAGGCTTGAAGGCTATCCACGGCAGTTTTGTGCCGATGTCGTTATTGCCGAATGACTGCTGATTGGCTGTGATAATTCCTCTCTCAACCATTGCATTCAGCCATTTTGTATAAATCTCCTCGATGGGATTGGCTACGATTTCTGCCATAGTCATCACCCTCCGAATACTCGCCGTGCTATCTCGGCAAACTTCTGCCGGATCTCCATGTCGGCGTTATACAGCGGCATTGTTGCCTTGGTGCCGTAAGACGTTATCTCTTCGCCGTTTCTCTTGTAAGTCCAAGAGTCATGAGCACCGTTGCCTCGCCCATAGGAACCGATAGTGTATCCGAGTTTCACACCCAAGGGGTTTGGTGACTGACCTGCCGGACCGTTGAAGTGGACACCTGCGCCAAACTCAACGAACATGACATCTTTGCCCTGAAGTCTAAGAGTCGCTGTCATGATGCCCTCTCTCACACCCATGAATACATGAGGCGAATTGGGAACAGGCAACTCTGAGTCACCTTCATGCTGTCCCATGCTGTCTTGGGCAACGGTTATCCCTGCATGAAGCAGTTCACGCACAAACTGGCGGTTCTTCTCCACGAACTTCTTGCGGAACCGTTCCACCTGCCTTTGTGCCTTTAGAATGGACTGCTCAGACAGACCGTCAATCGTCAGAACCATCTCCCACCTCATCGCCATTTTTCTTGATAAGGTATCTGGCTACGGTTCCCATCATGGTATCGACCTTCCTCCGCAGTGTGTAGTCAGGATACACGGTGGGGCATCCGTCTTCATCCAGTACAAGCTCTCCGTTTTCGTCAAGCTCAGGAGTGACATCCACCCACACCTGCGTCCCTTCTATCGGGTCAAAACTGCGGTCGAACGATGTGATGTACCTGTCGTAGTCAGGAACGATACCCGAAGCATACTGCTCAGGAGTACTGCCTGTCGCCGATACAGAGAATTCATGCATCTCGGGCTTGCTGTAAACCGATACATCATCGATCCCGGAATATTGCTTCGTCACCACAGAGAACCATAGCTTCTGTGTCTGCCTTACCAAGCATCTCATGGCTTCTTCCTCCGCTTGTCTGTGTCCTGCCCTGCCGCCCTATAAAGGACACCCCTGCACCGCAGCTGGAGGGGACTGCGACACGCACCGTCTCACATGGTTGCGTAGGGAACAACTCCGTGCTGTGTATACACACTGCCTTTGCTGTTCCACATCCGATATAGGCCGGACTCAATGTGCATCGACTGGAACTCCGCACCCTGCTGAATAGCTTCGTACAGAGCCAGGTCCGCAATACAACTCTTGTGAGCAGTCATGTCGGCAAGAATAGCTTCGCCCGTCATCGTGGACGGATAGTTGACATATTCCTGAAACGCCAACATGGCTCTTGAGGACAGGACACTTATCATAGACGCATCAACAGCGTCAGAGAGATATTCTCTCAACATCTCTTCGATGGTTGCCTGTAATTCATCCATGATCCGTGTCCCTCACTTCACTTTTTCGGTTTAGGCTGTCTCTTGACAGTCTTGGGCGTTTCGCCCTTTTCGGCCTTGGTAGAAGGGTTAGCTTTTGGGGCCGTTCCCTCCTGCGGACCACGCCGTCTTAACATCATTCCCATGTGAACATCCCCCTGTTGTGTCTTGTGATGACGGTATGCACTTCGTGACCGAATGCCAACGAAGGGTCGCACACTATCTTGTTTCTCAACTGCCTTGCTCTCCAGCAAAAGCTCAAATCCTCGCCGACTACTCCAATCGGGTTGAACGGCGGACCGTATTGGGTCATTACGTTCGCAAGGATGTCTGTCCTCATCAGGACCGCTCCAAAGCCACAGCCCTGGACCTCAAACAAACCGTCAGGGACGTCTTCAACCTCTTCGGTCGATATCCCCATGTTGGTTATGTCAAGGCGCTTGTACAGCGTTGGCGTCCACGGCGGCCTTCTTCGGTAGTACAGCCCTGTGAGGATGTCGATGCGGTTGCCAACCAGTGCGTCAAGCATCATGGTCAGCGTATCCGGCATAAAAGTCATGTCGGAGTCGAGCCACATCGTGTAGTCGGCGTGGGAACCTATCGCTCTACCTGCAAGTGTGTTCCGGCTGTGATAGACAAGGGTGCCTACGTTAAAGCCGATCTCGACATCACACGGCTTTTCAAGCTGTGTCAGACACTGCACAAACCGTGCGGATATTGTGTCAAGGCAAGGTATGGCGACATATACCTTCATGCTGACTCCTTATCAGGTGGTGGCCTCTCCAGGGATCTTCACCAGTTTGGACGCATCAAGCAGATAGTTGACAGCATGCTTGTCCGCAGTGATGACCGTGGACTTGTTGATGATGTCACGATCCGTCTCAACAGCGATGTCTCTCTTCATGTAGGTGGCAAGTGCGCCGGGCTTGACGATGTAAGCCGCATTCGCAGTGGTCAGCTTGTTGGACACGACTACCTGGCATCCGTACAGCATACCAACGGTGCCACGAAGGATCAGGTTAGCTGCCACATCGGTGCCGGAGATCCAGCCAGCTGCCTTGCGGATGACTTCGTAGCTTGCGGGATTGACGAGCAGGACCTTATCGCCATCGATGTCCTCACCGAACAGGGTCAGGGCGGCGGCGACACGGTCAACGGAGAAAGCTCCGGCTGCCATAGTCATGCTCTCAGCGGCATTAGTGCCCATGATGGTAAGCATATCGTTGTCCCAAGCCGCACCGATGGACATTGCAATCTGTCTTGCGGCTTCGCCGATGGGGTCGCCATAAGCACTGAGGACGGCCTCATCAGTGAGCTGGACACCCACACCATACTTCTTGATGGTGGCGGTCACGGTCTTCTCGGAAAGCTGCTTGATCGGGACGTCCTGACCTTCGTTCACGACCTCGGCGGTGCCGATGTAGTTGTAGTAAGGCAGGGTAACCGTGTTTCCGGGGACGCCGACAAGGTTGTCATAGATCCGGGCAAGCGGCGCAAACCTGAAGTAGTCAACGAGTTTCTTGTTAATCATGTCTCCCACAACCTGCGGATTAAACAGGTTAGTGAGATACGTTCCAGTGCTGGTGGAAACTGCGCTCATGTTAATCCTCCCATAGCTTTTGTGGGTTAGCGACTATCTCCAAACGATAGCCGGTCATTTAGCCAGCTTGGCATATACCGTGGGGTGTTCGTTGAATAGTTTCACACGTTCCGCATACCCCATGTTGTCAAACTGTGCCTGAGTTACTGTGATGGAGTCATCGTTGCCAATGCTCGGTGCAGGCATGGACTTCATAAGCTCCGCACGGATCTTTTTCTCCATGTTCGCCTGATGGTCTGCCTGAAGGCGGTTGAGCTCGTCATAGTCACCGCTGTACTGTGCTTCGGCGGCAGCCATAGCGTTCTTCTCGCTGTACCCAAGACCCATGAAGGACTTGGCGAACCTGTTCACAGCAGACTCTTTGCGGAGGGCCTGAAGCTCTTCCTGAAGTGCGGCGTCCCTCTCGGCCTTCTCCATTGCCGCTCTCTCGCTGTCGCTCTTGGATGCCATGAGCTGTTTTTTGTAGTCGGCAGCTTCGGAAGATGCCTTGTCGGATGCCCGTTTCAGCCTCTTGTTCTCGGCAAGCAGTTCTGCGAGCCTCTCTTCGACAGACAACTCTGCCTGTGCTTTGGTGCTATCCTGCGAGGACTGCGCCTGTGCTTCGGTGCCTACGGTTGCATTGGTGTTGGTGTTCTCTTCACCCATCTGTTTCTCCTGCGAAATTTGTTTTAGAGTGCGGCTTCTCTGCCCCACTTTTAAGTGTTGCGTGTGATTACCGTGGTTTCTCTACCACTTTGCGTTTTATTAACGTCTCGTCTCTGAGACGGTTGTATAATAAAAGCCAATCGGCTGTTATTATTTAGCTAAATGTCAGCCAGCACCGACAGTTCGATATGTTGTCAGCACCGGCACCAAGACTGTCATCAAGCGGTTGCATCATGAGTGCTCCGCCCACTTCGAAGGGTTCCTCAAGCGGCAGTGTCGTGCCGTTGACTTCTTTGTGCCAGTCACGTTCATGACCATCGATGATGCAGTGCCAGGTCTTTTTTGTCTTCCCGGAATTTCTCGCATCGACCAAATCGCCGAAGTTGTTTATGGCGTTGCTCTCGGTCGCCGCCATGTTCACGGCTCTGTCGGCACTGGTGAAGTAATCGTCATCTTCGTGCCGATATGTCGAAAGCGAGACATCGAGTGCGAAGTTGTCTGCTGTCTGCCTGACATCGTCTTCTGTCAACCCTGACCGTGTCAGTGCTACGGCAAGGAATGCAGCTTCGAACATCGGGATGATGTCTGTCAGGTACGGTCGCCCTTCGGCTCTCTGCATCTCAACGAATGCGAGGATAGGGAGAAACCTGTCCTCAAAGGCCATTGCCATCAGCACTCGGTCTTCCTTGGCGTCCTCCGGGATGCCCATCTCATCGAAGTACTCTTCGTACTCGCTCCGTGAGAGGCTATTCAGTTCGTCAAAGCTCAGTGCTACACGGCTCATACCGCAGGCTCATTCTCCCTGTTCTGCTCTGCATTGATATCGTCAGCCCCTCTGACTCCGCCGACAGGGTTGCCGTCACCCATCGAAGGCTCTGTGGTCCTCTCGGACACACCCTTCGAAAACAGGATCTCGTCAATGCGCTTGATGGAGTCAAGGGTTGCCTGCTGTGCATCATCGAAGATGTCTACGGCGGCTATAGCTTTCTCAGGATCGATGCCGATGTTAATCATGTTGCTCAGAGCGGATGTCCTCGACACAAGGTCATAGGTCTTGTTCCGGCTGAACTTCACCAGCACATCGGACTTCTTCAGCTCCTTCATCTCCTGCGGAACATCAGGTGTGTTGCGGAGGATGGCGATGATGACTTCAAGCAGCTCCATCTCAGATGCGGCGAAGATGGGCTCCATGCTCTTAGCCATCGTCTCAGCTAACTGCCAACCGTTCGACAGAAGGATGGCGCTGCCGGTATTGCCGCCTGAAGCTGTCTCCCTTCCCGGAACACCTGCTATCTCAAGCATCTGACTGTACATATAGTCGATGAGTGCCTGAGTCTCAGCCTGGTTCAGCGGAGCGGTGATGTATGTCACCTTGGCGTCTCTGCCGTCCGCCGTAGTAGTGGTCTGGATAAAGCCTTGATCCAAAAGCTCCTGCCTCTGGTCATCCGTGATCTTGCAGTTATGGAGCCACAGGATTGCCTGAACATACTGCGCAAGGTCGTTTACCCGGTCGCTGTTGGAGATATTCAGAGCAGCCATCAGCGGTGTGACCGCTTCGAAGCAGG